GGCCTCGCTGCAATGCAGCTGCTCTGGAAGGGATTTGGATCATTGGGCAGCAAGCTAGGCCTTTTCGGCCTCACTGAGTCGGTTGCAAAATCTAGCGATGCATCGAAAGATGGTACACCTGAAACAGTGCCTACTAGTGGGACTGATTCGGTCAGTACCATGACGAAAGGGTCTGAGGCTGTGGGTTCCAAGAAGAACCCCGCTTCCGGTGGGGATGCAAGTGGCGACCAGTGAGGTGAGCCTGCGCTCCCAGCTGTCATAAATCACTATTCCAACTCAGAACGAGTAATTGGTTGGCGTGTAAATATTGCCACTGGAGTGAGTGTTCCAGTGGTTCCATGGTATCTGCGTGTTAGTGGGCCTAGCCTGAATGAACAAGAGTATATGTTTTTAGATCAAGTGTATGAGTGTAATTTGTGTCCTATTGAAGTCTTTAAATCATGGCATGACCACAGTTTTGGTGGAGTGTATCCTGAAAAATTGTGGTTTGACATGGTCAAGAGATGCCCTGAACTGATTGTGGACACTGAGATCTATAGTCTACGTAAGCATAAGCGACAACGAGTTGAAGGACAATGCGTTTATGATGAAACTGAAGGATACCTAGTAACTGACGAAGGTATATCGAAGAAGACTATGGATCCCAAGACCAAAGGTGGCGTTGTCCTCATGTATAGTGGAGGAGGCAAGAGCCATTTTATCAGAAACAATCGTGATTTAGGGCTAGTGGATGGTGATGATTTAGTGGATTTTCCTGCCGGCTGGGCAAAGAGTAGGAAGCTGAAGCGCTACGTGATGAAGCAGTACGAGGAGAATGTTCTGCAGAGTGCTCTCAATGGGAAAACGATTCTTGTAAATGTGAATGATGATAAGATCATCCAGAAATGGGTAAGCGCTGGCATAGTGGTGGGCTTTGTGCGTGTTAGCAAGGGCTTATTGGACTGGAAAATAAGGGAGAAGCTGCTGCGGCCAGACCAAATTGGCCGAGCTAGGCACCTCCAATCATCTCAAGAGGCGTGGCGTATGCGGGGTCTGGTGGAATTCGATGAAATTGAGAAAGCTATTGCTGCGGCACACAGATGCGAAAGATCTGTGGGCAATCCTATGATTCAGACTCTGACAAGGCTGCTCAGGAGCAACCAATACAGTGTGGAGAAACATGGTTGGATGGCTAGGAGGATTTGGCCGACCACGAGCCGAATGCTACAAGAGCGTGAACAAGTCGGTGTTAGCTTGGCGGTAGCTTTGGCACAACAGCAGATACAAGACCATGATGCGTGCTCCAGGGAAGTGAAGGAGGTGCTAGAGATGTGTGTCGGTCTGGGCGGTCAGATGACCACCAATGTCATCATGTGGTGCTGCGGACTTGAGGGGGGCTGGCGCGAAATGATCAGGTTACAAAAACAATTTGGTTTCTTTAACGGTGACCTTAAGAAATTCATGGACACAACAAAACTGTTTCACAACTTGGTGCGGAACACTGACGACGTGACATGGTTCGGGGGCATATATTCATCAGACCATTACATGTATTTCAACCTCCTACCTGGTAGGTTCTTCTTCTCTCATCTCAATTTTAGGGAGGAATTGCAGAGCCGTATGGTTGATGCGAGACCTATAAATGACGCGTGTTATGGGCAACCTGAAGGCACTTTCGAGGAATTGGTCGAGAATGTGATTGCTTACCTTGGACACCTTTTTGCTCAAGGCACAGTGGCGCACTCGACAGCCGACTTGGAAGACTTCTGCGCTGATTTCCTATCATGGAGTACCTCTGGAAGCGCACCCAATAAGGGCTTATCGTTACAGATGCCTGATGGGTCTTCGATCCGATCAAGTGGTGGCACAAAATCAGCTCAGCTTAATAGGATGGGTATCCAAGGCATCCTCGACTGTTTGAATGCGGACCCCTCATGCATGGGCCAACCTACATACAAATTCGAAGCAGGCAAATTGCGCATGTTGTTGCCTGGGCCGTTATGCCATTGGGTGGTGGAATCCATGGCGCTCTGGGGAGGTGAAGGTCATGTGCTGCGATCAATTCCAGAAATAGCGCTAGAACAAAATAGCTACATTGAGTTAGTGCAAATGACCAATCGTCTAGCATCCACTGGTTTGAACATGGCGCGAGCGTGTAGCGATTATGCAGACTACAACATTCTGCACACTTTCAACAGGATGCGTAGGCTGTGGTTGTCGCAGGCGGAGGCATTAGATGCACGTCTTGCTCTGCCTGCGGATGCGGAGACATCAAATTCTCAGGAGATGGTGAACTTTGTTAGATCTGCATGTCGATGGTCAGCTAGTGCGCTATCCAATGTACAAGCCAAGATCGGTGATGATGAGTATGTGCGACTAGTGAGAGGCCTTTGGACAGGATGGCGCAGCACCATGTATATTAATGTGACATTCAATTTCGCATACACAACTGCACAGAGATTGTTGTTCATCAAGAGGTATGGAATTGATCCTCTTAGTCGGTACAATGTGCTCGGGGACGACATGGAAGGGGATTCACACTCGTTGTGGACAGCACTAAGATTCGTCAGCCTCATAGATCCACTTGGTCTGGATGCCCAATCGAGCAAGCAGATGGTAAGTCTTAGACGTGCCGAATTCCTGAGACTTATGTATCGCGACGGAAAAACCATAACTGGCAGTTATTGCCGAGCCATAACTGGTTTTACTTCCGGCGACACACAAACCAGTCCGCGTTATGCAGGAGTGCGCGCTGCACAAAATATAAGTGAGGGGCTTAACCGCATCATACGCCGAGGTGGAGACATTGATCGCCTCGAAAAGGCTCGGTCGCTGTTTGTGAGACACTGGACAGCAGTCAAAGTGGGCGATCGCACATACCGGCCATCTGGTGACGTGCTACACGCACCAACTTGGCTAGGAGGGATGGGAGTCTGCCGCCATGATGCCAAAGATGTGCGCTTCGTAACGGTCACCAAGTGTCGACGCAGACCGCCCAAATTCTCACAGACAAACTCAGAGCTATCTAAACTAATGGTGAGGAAGGGTTGGAACCTGATTAAGGGTTGGAACAAGGAAGCAGCACCATCGCACACAGACGTTGATGCTAGCATAATGGCCAGCATTATGCCTGCGTCAGTGAAAAAGAAGTTTGTGATGCAAGAGCGTGAAGACACCATTGCCTACTACCAACAAAAAGGCATCAAGATTAAAAAGGAGGTTGTCCAGTCATTGATGCGTGACTTTGTACAGACCTTCGCTGTCCTGGACGACACAAAGCAGAGGGTGCCTCGTGTGGACCAGAAACCCAATGATTGGTGGCAGGGGCTGGTACGCGATGCACTCGGCCCCTTGGCCTCACACCCTCAGGCTGAGCGACTCTTAGGACGATGTGGTGAAGAGAAGCTCGCCAATGTGCTTACTGGCAGCACGGACAAGGTCCAAGATGCTAGAACCAAATTGTTGAAGCTTGATAAGCAGACTATTTTAGGAACTGTGACCGGGCGTTTGGAGACCCCAAGCCCACTTGCAGGCCTAATAAGTCCGTTGGCTCGACATCTTATCTCTCTTTGTCACTCGCACATAGTGACCTGGCTTTGCGGCCAGAAATTCAAATCCGCTGGTGAGTGGAATCAAGGTATAGTATGTGCACTATACACATTTG